AGAAGCTAAAGCCAAAGCAGATGCACAAGCCAAGGCAGACGCAGAAGCTAAAGCCAAATCTAAGGCAGACGCAGCAGCTGCAATCCCTTCGCATCTCGAAGTGAAAACAATCAAAGGCGTCCCGTCATTCCGTCGCGCTGGCCTCGCGTTTACGCAACAACCAACGCGCATACCGCTAGCTGATCTCTCCGAAGATCAAATCGCAGCGCTAATGAACGAAGACCGCTTAGTCGTTACCCCGGTCGTTGATCAGGAAGGCGCTGAGTAATGGCATACGCCACGCAGCAAAACATAGTCGACCGCTACGGCGACGATCAACTCTTGATCGTCGCCGATCGCGACAACGACAGCGTTGTAGATGCCGCCGTCGTTGAACAAGCATTGCTCGATGCAACTGCAGAAATCGACACCTATGTTGCAGCCAAATACACATTGCCATTGGCCACCACACCCGTCGTGCTAACGCGTTTGTGTGTCGACATCAGCATGTATCGCCTTGCCGCTGATCGCGACATCGCAACCGAAGAGCGCCGCAAGCGCTATGAAGATGCAGTGTATTTGTTGCGCCGCATTGCAACCGGCGAAGTGTCTTTGGGTATTCAAACACCGCCACCAAGCTCCAACGGTGCCGTTGTAATAACAAGCCAACCCCGACGTTTTGGGCGTGGCAAAAAGCTGCTTTAAACAGCATTTAACAAACTTTTAAAACGAGTAATTATGAGCCTGCAATTAAACATCAATATGTCACAGATCGACCGATTGGGTGCCCGCATCCAAGCGCTGGGCAATATTGACCGCAGCGAATTACTCGAAGGCTTAGCCGCAGAAGTCGAAAGCCAAACCCGCCGACGCTTAAGCGACGAAAAAACCGCACCCGATGGCACACCCTGGGCAGCGTGGACAGACGACTACGCAGCAACACGCCACGGTGGGCACAGCCTACTAGAAAGCAGTGGCGCTTTAATCGACAGCATCGAATCCGTAGCCAGTGACGACAGCGTAGAAATCGGCTCCAATTTAATTTATGCCGCCATTCATAACTTGGGCGGTACCGAAGACATGGCACCAGCGCCTGCAGGAATCACAGCACGTCAATATCTGGGCTTTTCAGACGACAACCTTACCGACCTGCAATTCGTCGTCGACGACTTTATCGACGCCGCAATTCAAGAACATTTAAAAGCAGGTGCTTTATGAGTATCGAAACCGTGCGCACCGCCATCGTTAATACCATCGCGGCAAAAATCACAGCATTAAAAACCTGCGAAGCTCATCCGGGGCGATTCGATCTTGCCGAAATTAAACGCGTAGCCGCCAACGCACCGGCTGTATTTATTGCCGCATTAGCAACCGGCCAGCAAGAAAACATAGGGGGCGATATATGGGCACCCGTCAGCTTTGCCGCATTTATCGTCACCAAAGATCAGCCCGGAAAATCGCGCGATAGCCTCGTGTTAGACATCGTCAACGCACTGCTCGTGCTCGCAGACTCAAACGATTGGGACAGCACCGACGTCGTCGAAGATCCAATAAATATTCGTAGCCAAAACCTCTACTCCGCGAGCATCGATAAAAACGGCGTGGCGATGTGGGCGATCACCTGGCAGCAAAAAATCAAACTCGGATCTGCAACCGATGTGGCTGCACTGGATGACTTCCTACGCGCAAACGGCACCGCAGAAAATGAAAACGGCGACACATTAATAGAAACAGCAGTCAATCAGGAGGACGTTTAAATGTCTGACAAGCTAAAAGTAAAACCCGCCCAAGGCGTTAACGTCCGCCGTGTTGAGAACGGCAAACACATCGATGCAAAAGGCGAAGACGTACCCAACAACTCGTACTACCGCCGACGCATTAAAGATGGCGATTTAATTGATATTAATGCCGCTAAATCTGACACCAAAGTTGCTGCTAAAAAGGAGCTTAAATAATGCCTATTTCATTTGACGCTATCCCAGCGCTACGCACCCCCGGCACCTACATTGAATTTAATAACGAGCTAGCCGGTGCAACCTCCACCGAATTTAAAGCAGTAATTATCGGTCAGCGTTTAACGACGGGAACCGTTGCCGAAGGCATCCCAACTCGTGTGACCGATCCTGCGCAAGCGGCTAAATATTTTGGCCTTGGCTCACTGTTGCACAAAATGTGCGGTAAGTGGCTAGCGGCAAATTCAACAACGCCGCTCTATGTTATCGCCCTCGATGACAACGCCGCAGGCACCGCCGCTGCCGGAACCATTACAGTCACCGCAGCACCAACAACCGCAGGCACCTTATATGTGTACGTGGGTGGTGAATCTGTATCCGTGGGTATCGCATCAGACGACGCGATCGCAGACGTAGCAACCAACATCGCCGCTGCTATTAACGCCGCCACCACATTGCCGGTGACTGCTCTCGCTGCTGCAGGTGTGGTCACAGTCACCGCACGTCATAAAGGCGAAGTATTTAACGGCCTGCAATTGCACGCCTCTTACTACGACGAAGCCCAACCCGACGGCCTAGCAATTACCTTTGTTAATTTAACCGGCGGCGCAGGCAACCCGGACGCAACCACCGCGATCGATGCGGTGGGCGATACCTGGTACAACTGGATCGTCACCCCATACACAGACACCGCGAATTTATTAGCGCTCAAAACCGAGTTAGATAATCGCTACGGCCCGCTGGTTCAGCAAGGCGCTCGTGCATTTACTGCGTACAGCGGCACGCTATCAGTCACGGCCACATTTGGCGAAGGTCACAACTCACCGCACTTGTCTGTGTTGGGCACCAACGGCGCTGTAACACCTGTTTACGAATGCGCAGCAATTAACGGCGCAGTAGCAGCTTTTAATTTAGCGATTGATCCAGCACGCCCGCTTCAAACGTTAAAACTGGTAGGCATGTTGCCACCAAAAACCGATCGTTGGATTCGTTCCGAGCGCGACTCATTACTGTACGACGGGATCGCAACGTACAAAGTCGATCCAGACGGTACGTGTCGTATTGAACGTCAAATCACAACGTATCAATTAAATGCGTCTGGTTTACCTGATGCGTCATACCTCGACATCAACACACCCGAAACACTAGAGCGTATTCGCTACTTGCAGCGGGCAACCATCGCGCAAAACTACCCGCGCCACAAACTGGCTGACGACGGCACAAACTACGGCGCTGGCCAAGCCATCGTCACGCCTAAATTAATTAAAGCCACCTTGATTGCGCTTTATCGTGAATTTGAATCACGCGGCTGGGCAGAAGGTTTCGACGAATACGTTGCCAACTTAATTGTTGAACGCGACATCTCCGATCGTAACCGCATCAACTGGCGTGGCACGCCAAACCTCGTTAACCAAGCTCGCGTGTTCGCAGGCAAAACACAATTCATTCTGTAAGGGGTAAGTCATGTCTAAAGTTGCTAAAAAACTATTTTTTGATGTTGATGGCGTTGGGCGTATCAATGCGATGCCCGGCGCAACATTTACCCTGGGCGGCAATAACCGCACACCAGTAAATGCCGACAACGGCCCCGTTGGTTTCAGTGAAGAGCCAGTGCAGCCAACCATCACCGGCATTCAAATTCCGAACGATGGCACCGTGAGCATGGAGCAAATCAACGCACTCACTAACGTCAACGTCACCATTCAAGATGACAACGGCAAAACCTACATCCAAAGCGGCAGCTATACGCCAGCACCATGCACGCAAAGCAACGGCATGATCAGCTTTGATTTTAATGGTCTGCGCACAGACGCGGTGAGCTGATATGGCAGTAATTACAGGCACGTTAAAGCACGGCTTAAAAGTGGGTGATGAAACACAAATCAATTTTGAGCTTCATACCCACTTAACTGCCGGGCAAATAATGGAGGCGAAAGAAGCCTCAGAAAAAGTGGTTATTACTAATGTTAATGGCCGCATGACGCCCGTGTGTGTCGAAAGCCCAGCGCGCTTAGGTGTGCTGATGCTGTGCCAGCAAATTAAAAAAATTGGAGTTATTGCAGGGCCATTAGAACCATCAATGTTTGCGCTGCTGCACGAAGAAGATTTAGCCATATTAAATCTGTACGCCGACGTTGCAGCCGGAGCGATCAGTGCCACCGAGTTAAGCGACAAGCTCACAGCATTTGCTCACAGCGCGTCCCCAGAGGTGACGCAACGGGGGCGAAGCGATAGCTCTGGCGAATGAGTTAGAGCAAATGGAAAGCAAGTTATTAAAAAAAGGCATGAGCATTACCGACCTGCAAGCCATAAGAAAAGAACCATTAAACCGCATTCAATCACGCTTTAAATAGTCGTAAACAATAGGCGCAAATAATGACCGAACTTCGCACCAGTGTTGTTATAGATCTAGCCGGAAACCTAACCCAGCGAGCGCAGCAATATGGCCGCTCGTTGTCTGGGTTTAGTGATCGTGGCCAGCGCGACCTGGGGCGAATGAGTTTGGCCGCGCAAACCGCTGGCCGCAATCTGGACGGCTTAGCCGGTCGCACCGCTGCTGTGGTTGCAGGTGCAGGTGCAGCGTATGCGGGGTATCGACAAGTTATCGACTCAGCACAGTTAGATAAAAAGCTAATTAATATTCAGCAAACTGCAGGGGCAACAGCAGAGCAAACAGCCGATCTGCGCAAAGAATTATTTTTAATGTCGTTGCAAACGGGTCAGTCAATTGATTCGTTAATGAGCGGTTTTAATACGTTAATTCAGGGCAGTTTATCCTGGGCTGAATCGTTACAAGTCATTAAAGCGATCAACCCTGCAATGGCAGTAACTGGCTCACGCGCTGAAATTTTATCATCTGCACTAACAGCGGCAGGTGAACACTTTGATTTTGACCTGAGTAAATTAGAAACCTCAGTTGAACTGCTAGATAAAATGACAACTGCCGGTCGTGCGGGTTTTGCAGAGTTAGAAGATTTATCCGGTATTTTTGCGCGTGTTGGGCCAAGTGCCGCCGCCGCTAACCTTTCATTTGATCAGACGCTAGGTTTGATTGAGCGCATGTCAAAATTTCAAGCTAACCCTGAACGACTTTCAACGCTAATTGATTCTACGTTGCGCATATTTACAAATCAGAAATATCAAGAAAAGGCATCCAAAGCCACAGGCCTTAGTTTTTATGATGCCGATGGCGAGCGTCGCGCGGCATTTGATGTGCTGGATGATATTTCTGCCAAATTTCAAAAATTCA